TGTGTGATCGACGCCACCTCGCCGGTGGGCCGCGATCTGTGCCGCATCTTCACCGGCTTCACCATCCGCGAGTTTGGCGAGGCAGCGGTCAAGGTGCGGCGCATCGGGGAATCCCCGGTCGCTGCGCCCCAACCCCAGAAGGTGACGACATGAGCACGGACAGAAATCGACTGATCACAGAACCGGAGGAAGTTTACCGGGCAAAAGCGGCGACGCATCTTACGAGCCACCGGCTTGCTGAGTTCCGCCGGAACCCGCTGCTCTTCCACAAGAAGGAACTGGGTCTGGTGCTGGATGAGGATCGTCCGGCCTATCAGATCGGTCGCGCCGCGCACACGCTGATCCTCGAGGGCCGCGAGGTCTTTGCGAAGCGGTATGCCGTCGGTGGTCCCGTCAATCCGAAGACGGGCGAACTCTTCGGCGAACGAACCAAGGCTTATGCCGAATGGGCCGAGGCGCAGGGCAAGCCGGTGATCACCACCGATCAGAACGTGCTCGTCGAACAGATGGCGGCCAGCGTCAAGTCGCACCAGCACGCAGCCGAGCTTCTGGACGATGGCATCGCCGAGGGTGTTGTTCGCGCCGAGTACTCAGGCACGCCGTGCCAGTCGCGTATCGACTGGGTCCATCCCGACCGGGGCATGGTCGACCTCAAGACCTGTGACAACCTCGATTGGCTGGAGATGGACGCGAAGTCCTACGGCTACGCCCACCAACTCGCCTTCTACCGGAGCATGCTGGCGGCTCTCACCGGTGAGTCCGAACCGGTCTTCATCATCGCCGTCGAGAAACGCGAACCGTTCCGCACCGGCGTCTGGATCATGGGACAGAACGTCCTGGCCGTGGCCCAGAGGGAGAACGAGCAGGCCATGTCGCGGCTGGCGAAGTGCCGGGAGACGGACTCCTGGCCGACCGGCTACGAGAACATCCGCACCTTCGACTACCTGTAAACACAGAAAGGAGAACCGCACGCATGAAGTTGATCGGTCAAATCCAAAGCGGGAAACGTCCCGCGCCACGCCGGGTGATGCTCTATGGCACACACGGCGTCGGCAAATCGACGTTCGGGGCGATGAGCGACAAGCCCATCTTCATCCAGACCGAGGACGGCCTGGGGGAGATTGACTGCGACCGCTTCCCGCTCGCCGAGACGTTCGATCAGGCCATCGCGGCCCTGTCGGAGCTGTACTCTGAAAAGCACGCCTACCGGACCGTCGTCCTGGACACGCTGGATTGGCTGGAACGGCTGATCTGGTCGGACGTGTGCAAGAAGCGCGGGGTCGAGAGCATCGAAGACATTCCCTACGCGAAGGGCTACGTCCTGGCGCTGACCCAGTGGCGCGAGTTCCTGGAGGGCCTGAACGCCCTGCGGAACGAGCGTGGGATGATGGTCATCCTGCTGGCGCACGCCAAGATCGAGAAGTTCGAGAACCCCGAGACGGAGACCTACGACCGCTATGTCCCGCGCCTGCACAAGCTGGCGTCGGCGGTGGTCCAGGAGTGGTGCGACGAGGTTCTGTTCGCCACCTACAAGGTCTTCACGAAGAAGCTCGACGAGGGGTTCAGCCAGACGCGCACGCAGGGCATCGGCACCGGCGAGCGGATCATCCGCACGTCCGAGCGGCCCGCGCATGTGGCGAAGAACCGGCTGAACCTGCCGGACGAGTTCCCGCTGGATTGGAACGTTTACGCGAAACACCTGGTTGCGACGCCTGTCGTCGCGGCCGTCAACAAAGGAGGAAAGAGCAATGGCTAACCTGCAAGGATTCGATGCACGCACCGTGGAACCGTCAACCGACTTCGAGGCGATCCCCGCCGGGAAGTACGTGGCGATCATCGCGGACTCGGGGATGAAACAGACCAAGGCCGGAACCGGCAGCTATCTGGAACTCACATTCCAGATCGTCGAGGGCGAGTACAAGGGGCGCAACCTTTGGGCGCGTCTCAACCTCGACAATCCGAATGCCGTCGCGGTCAAGATCGCCCAGGGCGAGCTGTCGGCAATCTGTCGCGCCCTCGGCGTCATGGCTCCGAACGACTCGTGCGAGTTGCACAACCTGCCGCTCGTAATCACGGTGAAGTGCAAGAAGCGCGAGGACACCGGCGAGGTCACAAACGAGATCAAAGGATACGCGAAGAAGGAAGCGACAGCGGGGCAGCCCCAGCAGGCGGCCGCGCAGACACCTCCTTGGGCGCGCCGATGATCGAGATTGAACTGCCGTACCCGCCGTCGGTGAATCACTACTACCGGCGCGTGGGGCCGAGGACGCTCATCAGCCGTGAGGGCCGCAGATTCCGGGAACGGGTCTTGTCGGTCCTCGCGGCGACGCGCCCGAGGCCGTTCGACGGACCCATCGCCGTGCAGGTCGAGGTCTATCCCCCCGACCAACGGCGACGGGACATCGACAACGTGCAGAAGAGCCTCTTCGACGCGCTCCAGCATGGAGGCGTCTACCGGGACGACAGCCAGATCGTGCGCCTTGTGATCGAGAAGCGCGGCTGCGTCCCCGGCGGCATGACCATCGTTCGCATTGAGCCGATGGCGGATGCCGTTTCCCCGCGAACCCGAGGTTGAACGTGATCGGAGATGAACCGGACCCCACATGATGCAGTTGCGACCATATCAGCAAGACGCCGTGGATGCCGTCTACGCCCATCTGCGCGAGCACGACGACAACCCGGTGGTCGCGATCCCGACGGGCGGCGGCAAAACGCCGGTGATCGCCACGATGTGCCGGGACGCTGTCAGCCGCTGGAACGGCCGCGTCCTGATCCTGGCGCACGTCAAGGAACTCCTGGAACAGGCGCTCGACAAGCTCCAGCAGGTCGCGCCGGAAATGTGGCACCAGATCGGCGTCTACTCGGCGGGGCTCAAGAGCCGGGACACAGAACACCCGATCATCGTGGCGGGCATCCAGAGCGTCTACCGGCGCGCCTGCGACCTCGACCGCTTCGATCTCGTGATCGTGGACGAGGCCCACATGATCCCGCCGGACGGCGACGGCATGTACCGGACGTTCCTGGAGGAAGCCCGAAAAATCAATCCGAACCTACGGGTGATCGGGCTTACCGCCACCCCGTTCCGCATGACGACCGGCCCCATCTGCGGGCCGGACAACGTGCTGAACTCGGTCTGCTACGAGATCGGCGTCCGTGAGCTGATCGTCCAAGGATTCCTCTGTCAGCTCGTGTCTAAGGGCGGACGCGAGGACGTCGACACCGACGGCCTGCACGTCCGGGGCGGCGAGTTCATGGCGGACGAGGTCGAGGCGCTCATGGACAAGGACGAGCGCGTCGAGTCCGCCTGCAAGGAGATCGTCGAGTACACCCGCGACCGGAACTCGTGTCTGGTCTTCACCAGCGGCGTTCAGCACGCCCGGCACGTCGCCGAGGTCTTGCGCCGGTCCGATCCGCGTGTCGAGACGGTGTTCGGTGAGACCGCCGACCAGGACCGCGTCCGGGCCATCGCGGAGTTCCGCGCTGGGCGCGTGAAGTACCTGGTCAACGTCAATGTCCTGACGCACGGCTTTGACGCGCCGAACGTGGACTGCGTGGCGATGTTGCGCCCGACCATGTCGCCGGGCCTCTACTACCAGATGGCCGGGCGCGGTTTCCGGCTGTGCGACAGCAAGAAGAACTGCCTGATCCTGGACTTCGGCGGGAACGTGCTGCGGCACGGACCCGTGGACGCGATCCGGACCGACGCTGATGAAGACCCCAAGGGCGACGGCGAGGCCCCGGCGAAGAAGTGCCCGGAATGCAACGCTCTGATCGCCACGGGCTACGCGACGTGTCCCCAGTGCGGATATGTCTTCCCTCCACCGGAACGACGGATGCACGACCCCAAGGCGGGCACGGCCGGAATCCTGTCGGATCAGGTCGAGATCGCGGAGCACGCCGTCCAGGACGTGCGGTACAGCGTCCATGAGAAGCGCGACGCCCCGCCGGATGCGCCGCGCACCATGCGTGTCGAGTATCGGATCGGCTGGCAACGTAGCATCTCCGAGTGGATCTGCATCGAACATACCGGCTACGCCCGCGCCAAGGCCGAATCCTGGTGGCGGCGGCGCTCGAACGTGCCCATGCCCGACACCGCCGAGGAAGCGGTCCGCCTGGCCGAGGCCGGGGCGCTCTGCGGTACGCAGTCCATCACCGTCCGCAGCGTGGCCGGTGAGAAGTACGACCGGATCACCGGCTATGTGCTCGGCGAAAAGCCCGCTTACCGTGAACCCGGATGGGACGAGGACGAGCCGGTCCCGGTGACCGCCAACGGAGAGGAGGTTGACGATGACAATCTCCCCTTCTGACGGCCTGCTCTTGGAATCGGCCCTGGCGTATGCCCGGATGGGCTATGCGGTCTTCCCGTGTGTGCTCGGCGGCAAAGCACCCGCGACCAAGCATGGATGCAAGGACGCGACCACGGACGAGACCCGGATCAGGGCATGGTGGCAGAACCAGCCGAACGCGAACATCGGGCTGGCGACCGCCGGGTTGATCGTCGTGGACGTCGATGGCGCGGACAACCCTTGGCTCGCCGACCAAC